GTTCTTCTTGGGTAAAAACCCTTGAAGGTTCTTTTTGCTCATCAGCGACTACCGGCGCATTTTCTACAGTCTCAGGAGTGGCCGTCACTTCCGTTGCTGGCGCGGAGTCAACTTCCGCTAGGTTTTGGACTTCTTCAGTCATTTCAATGAATCCTAAGATTCCCCGGTGAACCTCGCCGGTAAGGTTTTGTCAGCATTATGCTGGAATTTGGGCCGCTTGGTAAGTGGCAATTACTTCAGGCGTATGCACCGCAGCGCAAATAGCTTGAACCTTGGCGTCTTCAGCGCTGTAGTCAGCGCCTGGAGCAACTACATGGCGGTGAAATGCACCGCTAATTTGCGTGCCATTTTCCAAAATAGCGGTCTTGGTGCGTACTTGGACGCAACCATTTTCGATCACTTCAATACGATCAACGATTTCAACTTTTTCTAGCGCCATTTTGATACTCCAATCAAAATCAATTTCTGGTCAAACGGGCCAGCACGTTACGCTTTAAGCACCCAAACTTTCCAAGTGCCGCTTGCCAAATCAATTGCGCCGCCAGTAGTGTTACTGATACGAATACGAACTGAATTTGCGCTATCAACGTATGCAGTAGCCGTCAGACCTTGTAAGTCATAGGGTGCGCTAACTATCACGGCAGCACCAAAAGCCGCCCCACTTACCGTTACCACGGGCGATGTTTCTCCACTACCATTAGCAACTGAACCAGGATTCCAAACTAAACTGCCAGGAATTGTGGTAATTAGGTTTTGTTGGAAATCTGTTGTCTCATAGTCAAAAACACGGTAAGTATGGACAAAATTTGTGAACGCATCGTTTTTATTGCCAGCAACATTTATTTGATACGCTGTTGCAGTCCCCGTTGCTGGCGCAGCGCCGCCATCGTTGTTAAGTTCCCATAAATTACCAGATACAACAGGGGTATTAGTAAATATATTGTTCATAATTTCAGCGGCGGTGAAATTGAACATAGAACATTCACCAATGCCGCCTATTGAATTATGGCTAAATTGTTGATTCCCATAGGCCATAAAAATAGAATATTGTGGGCCATTTGCGGTAATGCTGTAAATGCGATTGTTTACTGCACGGCACATACCATTTGCAGAATATAAAGCGGTTTCAGCCCCGCTGATGTAATTGTTACTGACTACGGCTTCATATCCTGCTGAACCCGCAATAAAAATTGCGGCTTTAGTGTCAGTAATGTAATTATCGTTAATGGTTATTGAGTCGCCATCGCTGATTCTAATACCAGCGGTTGCGTTATCAATAGTATTGTTACTTATTGTGTTGTTTAAAAATCGAGTTACTGCGCCTGCCCCTGATACTCGAATTGCAATTTTGTCATCTGTTGTATACAACGCGCCTTTCCCAAGATTGACAATTGTATTGCTGTCAATTTGGGAGTTTGTTGCGTTTTGGATGTAGAGACCAAAATTGGTTGCAGCTACGCCAGTAACGTAGTTATGGCGAACAATTGAATTGTCTGCCGCAACAGAAACGCCATATTGACTAGGCTCGGGCGGTGAAGGTTGGTCATGTCCAAGCACAACCGCCATCAACATTGGCGCAGTAAATATGTTTTGTTCTACAACGCATTGCACACTGTTGATGCCTACGCATGACGTTGTTTCCCAATACACTCCAAAATTGTTGTTTGCAATGTGGTGGCCTTGCCCAGCAATTGTTTCAACAGGACTAGTATTACCGTAAATACTAGTGCTATTTGTAAATCCACAATAATTTGATTCAGCCGCAAACAAACAAGATGTTCTTTCAAACGCAGACCCATCTACATAACATTGCTGGCTACGCACAAAAAACACAACCATCGTATAGGCGTTGTGATTTGCTTGCGTCATTGAATCAATAAAACGGCAATTTGTTACAGAGCAATTTTGTGCATCTTCAAAACGAACCGCATTGAAAGCGGAATTTGTCATTTGGGTTGGCGTTAAAACATCGCCGTTTCGATTCAAATTTATGGTCAAATTTTCAATTTGAATGTTGAAATAGGTCAGCGTTCCTGTTCCTATGCGCCAATACCCCACCTCTGGCGGTGCGGTTACATTCACAGTTGTAAACAGAGCGTAAAACTTAGTTATTCCACCTGTCCAATTCAACGGGTTAATGTTAATAATGGAATTGTATTGGCCTCGAATGCGTATATTGCTTGGCACTCTACATTGGCTGTTCACCAAAAATGTGCCTGATGGAATGATGAGTTCTCCACCACCAGCCAAAGCCCCCAGTTGTGCTAATGCTGCATTGATCGCTGGGGCTGAATCAGTTGCCCCCGTTGGGTCTGCGCCAAAATCTAAAATATTGGCGGCACTGCCCGAAATCATGCTGTTGGTGACTTTTGTAAGCGCCATGATTAACCTTTAAACTTCATACGTTATTGTGACAAGTATTGTGGCAGACGCTGATATAGCTGCCGCCGGAAAAACACCTGTTCCTGAGGCTATAACAATAGCCGATACATTGGGGTTTGAATTTGAAGCTACACCTACAGGGACTACGCCGCCAGTTGTAAAGGGCAAGTTATTTGTAATGTAATCACCAACAGCCGCCGTTACACTGGTCGATCCAGATACTGAAAAATGTACTGTGACTAAACGCCCAATTTTTGTATATCGCCCAACAGAACTAAAAGTGCCCACCACGGTTAATCCAGCACCTTGTGCTGGAGTCCAAGTACCTTCTTCATAGTCACTTAACAATTCGCTGGTCATGCCAGCAGGGTGGCTAGTGATAGAAAAATCAATGCCTTTGCCTGATGTGCCGATGATTAAATTGCCGTTGTCAATCCGAATATCACCGCCAACAACATCCAATTTTGCTGTTGGGCCAACTGTTCCCACACCTACACGGCTGTTTGTTGCGTCTGTGCAGAAAAGATTAGCGTCTGTGTCGCCTTCAATCCGCACGTTAAAGACTGCACCGATCTCGTTAATCACAAGATTAGTTGTGCCGATAATCATCTTTTCTGTTAATGCACCAGCAGTTGCAGTCTCAAAGTGAAGTTGGCCTTGTTCAGCAGTTGACGTTGGGCTAAGAATAGAGGCGTGAATTAAACCGTAGGCTTGTTTGTTGCCTGCTGAGTCTTCGCCATTAAATTCAATTTCACCAAGGGTGTCAGAGGCCGCTGGGCTTGCTGAATCTCGATACAGGTCAAGTATTGGTGCTGCTGCTGCACCTGCATCTGTAGAGGTCAGAGTTACACCCAAAGCATCAAAAGATCGGCCAGCAGTCAAGTTAGCAACAGATACTTGTTTGGTCGTGCTGCTTTGAACAATCGGCAGAACTTCCGTTCCAGCAAGTGGGACGGTAGAAGCGGGTAACGCTGAGATTTTGGTGTCGGCCATGATGATTCCTTAATTGAACATGACTTCAATGGATGAAGTAACAGGCGGTGCTTGCGAAAACGTCAGCGTTGTGCCAGACACTGTGTAAGTGTTTTTCTGTTGATACACGCCGTTAATGTACACAAACGTAAAATTTTCGCCAAATGATGCGGAGCTCAAAGTAAATACGGTTTGTGACCCGGTGCCGGTAAAGTTTTGAACTTGAAATTCTGCTGCGCCGACGCCTGAAATATTGTCGTATGTAGCAATAAGTACATCTGTTGACGTGTATAACGCAAATTTGTACGGGCCTACGCTTAACCATATTTCACCGCCTGGCACGCGCCCTGCGGAATCTAAAATAATTGGGTTGGTATGCGCCGTGTTGCCACTAGAAGATGTATAGCTTGCTTTTGGTGTAGTTGTTCCCGCTGCGTAAGTGTATAGCTTGCCACCAGACAGGATTACGCCGCTGTTGGTGAAGAACTGGGCCGCAGCGCCGCCCACAGGGGAAAGAAAGACGGCCATTTAGGTCACTCCAAAAGAATCAAACCACCGTCCTCTTGGACGAGATTGTCATTGTTTTCGCACAACAAATTGCCGATAATGATCTCGGCATGCTTTCCAGAAACCAACGTGGCAATACCGCCAAGACCAATGGCTACTGCGTTGCGAAGAGCGACACCAAAGCTCATTGCTTGTTAATCGGTTTGCAGTAGATCGCGCCGTCATCCGCAATGCGAATGGCACTTACGCGGAAAGGTGCGCCGGTGCCCATGGGCAAGTAAAACGGAATCGGAGTGTAGGCAGGGATTGGCGTGCTGCCAGTGGTGGCCACGGCGCCAGGGCCAATCTCTACATAGCAAGGGGTCGTAGACCAGACCACCACGCCTTCAGGGCCAGAACCCCAATCAGCCGTATTGCCCGCAGAACCGCTGTAAGACGCCGTGCGGCCAGGAAAACCAGTTTGTGATAGTGGATTCAGAAGTTCCATGATGCGTCCTTATGCCAAAAAGCGGAGTTTGTACAGAGTACGAAGATAAATCTCAATGATGTTGTCAATGAGCTGCTGCAAAGATGAGTCGGATTTGTCAGCCACTTCATACCGGCAGTCTTCAATTTCTTTCAGTGAATCTTCCAAAAACTCAATGATGTTAGCCGTCTTCTTTGCCGAATGCAAAGTAATTGGCCCCATCAAACCATGCCGGCCTTGATAGGCTTCAGCAAAATCATCAGCCGCGCCAATGATTCGGTCGTAGAAGATGTTAAGCGCCACATGTTTGCTGTAGCTGCGGGTGTTCAGATGCACTGAATGCGCTACGTCCCGCGCCAAAAACAATAGACCTAGAAAATCGCACGCTTTCATTGTGGCATCCCTTGTTGTTCGGGCATCATCCCCTGTTGAGGCATCATTTCTGGCATCATTTCACTTTGATCCCGGCCAGGCATTTCGCTGACCAGATCGCCAGACGTGATCATGCCATGCACCGTACCCAAGACTATATCTTGAATTTGCTCTGGCGACATGCTTGCTTGCACTTGGGCCAAACGCTTGGTCTCGGCCTCGTATGCCTTGACTTGGGCCTCAAAGTCCTTGCGCTCTTGCTCTTGCACCTCGATAGACTTGCCCACGTTTCTGATCATCTGGTGCATCTGCTCCATCTCTTGACCCATGGCCTGCATCTGCTGCTGTGCAGCTTGCAGTGCCGGGTTGTCCTCGCCGTCTGACAAGAACTTGGGGTCAATGGTCTTGGCAAAGCGCTTGGACATCTCTTGGGCGCCTGGCCAATCCATGTTCTTGACAAACAGGTCACCGGCCACAGCCCACAGTTGAGGATTGCCTTGCAACAGTTGTGCCATTGCCTCCAATGCCTCTTGACGTTTGGTCGCGTAGCCTGGGCCAGTGATTGCCACCACGTCGTACTTGCCGACTCCTGGATTGTAGATTTTCTCGATCACAATTCCGCGCTCATCCATGATCTTGTTGACCGGCTGCTGCTGCTCGGGGTTAATCTTGATCATTTTGGTCTCACCATCTTCACCGATGATGCGAGCAATGCGCTGGGTGTCGTAAATCTTGGGGATCAAGTCCACCAACTGACGGGCCACATGGCGCACACCGCGAGCCAAGTTGTCGCCGTAATGATATGTGCCCACATCGCCTTCGCGCTGGCGCGCCAGAATGGCTTTGCCGCTGCGCTCGTTGGAACCCATGCCCAAAGATGCGTTGTACTGACCCGTGGTGCTCTTGATGTCTTCAGACGCCCCTGCCTTGGCCTGCAATAGGCCGCTGGAGGCCATTGGAGGCTGGGCCCGCTGGGGTAGTGGCAACATGCCGCCTTGGCCGTCTGTAACGTCTGGATTGACCTCCAAATACGGCCAATTCTGCGTGTTGGCGGTTTTCCAGTTTGTTTCATATCCCTCAAACTGGCCGCCGTAGCCGATGAATGGGGCTTTGGGCGCTAAGGCCAGCATTTCGGCCTCTTGGGACACCCAGTAGTTGTACATGCGCTGGGCATCCTTGGCGTTGCGCACCAAGCCCGACACGTACAAGCGACCGTCAACTTCAAATTCATTGCCCACGATGCGAATCACGGGGATATACTTGCCCGCCCACTCGCGCTCTTCAAGGATTTCATACCCGTTGATCTTGCAGTATTTGACCTTGGGACGGTCAGATTCGCGGGACTTCTTGGGCTTGCCGTAGATTGCCCGCAGTTGCTTGTCCTCTGGCGTACCCTCAAACGCCGTAGCGTTGCCGGGGTACAAGTTCAATGTCGTGCGGTCAAAATCGATGTAGTAGTAATCCGCAATGCGGATCGTGTCTTCATTGAGCCAGTTGCTGATCGACTGATCGCCCACACCCAGCGACTGCAATGTGGTGATGGGCGAAGCGTCTGGGTACATCCGCTCAAACTCGGCCTTGGTCACATCTTCAGTGACAAAGCACCACTTGGCGTCCGCCCCGGTCGGGTCTTGAATGGTTGGATCCATGTAGACCGAAAAGGAGTTGCGCACACGGCCAATCTTGATGTCTTGATCAAACGTGTTGTCTTCGCAATACTCGGTCAGCAGGCGAAGGTAACCTTCGCCGTAAGAAACTTGGTTTTCGCAGGCAGTGTCGTAGGCCACATCGGCGTCGCTGATGTACTCAATGTGCCGAATCATGCCGTTAAAAATGTCGGCCACTTCCACGTCGGCGTTGTCATCCACGGGAATGACCTTGGCCCCAGGCCGGTTCTGGCGCTGGTCGTTGGTGACTTGCCTAACGTGTTGAGGCAGTTTGTTGATCGTCAGACAAGGCCGGGCGTTGATCGTCTGACCCTGCACCGCGCCACGGGTGGCCAGCACATCGGCGGGCCACTGCCAGTGGTTGTCGGGCGAGCCGGCGTAAAAGCGCAGATCGTCGATTTCATCTTCGCGGCTCTCGGCAAGCGCGGACACCGCCAGATCAAGCCTGGCACGGGCTGTAGCCAAGATGTCAGACGCGCTTTTCTTTGGTTTACCGCCTTCGGCCACTGCGCCAGCAGCCGCAATGCCTGTAAAGTCTGCCATTATTTGATCTTGCTAAGGACTTTGTTCACCGTTGCCTTGACATTGTTGCCCGATGGAATCGTGGCATGGCAGTTGGCAGTGGGTGAATAAGTCTCTTTGTTGCGTGCTGGCATGCCAGCGCCCGACATCTTGGGTTCGCGGCTGTTGAGTTTAGCGATAGGTGCAAGGGTCTTCATTTCTTTCCTTTCGGGGCGGCACGTTTGCCGGCATACGCGAGGGCCACGGCCTGCTTGACGGGCTTGCCCGCCTTGACTTCAGCCTTGACGTTCTTGCGGAATGCTTCGGGGGATTTGGATTTGACAAGCGGCATGTTACTTCTTCTTTGCAGTTTTGGCCGATTCTTTGAAAGCCTTGGCAGTAGGCGCGCCGGGCGAGCCAGGCTTCCTCATCTTCTCTTTAGAGCCAGCGGCGATACGTGCCTGTTTTGCGTGGATTGCCGCATACAAGCCGGGGCTACCTGGTTTTTTCATTTGTGCGCTCCAACAGCAAGCTCTAGTTTATCGTTGCCAAGAAAATCTGCAACATCTTTGCACAGATTGTAGAAGTCTTCAAAACCAAAGTCAGATTTCATTCGATTGATGGCTTGGCATACAAGAATTGTATTCTGAGGCGTGTAACCAATAGCGCTGTCAATACGCTCTATGGAAACTGTGTTAAGTTGGCCTGCTTCCAGCGTCATTTGCCGACCGCTGTATGCGCATACTCCCCACTGGGTGTCCCAACATTCCACAATGTCAGCAACAGATAAAGAAAATTCTTGTTTGCGTTTAACTGCGCTTTTTCGGGCGTTTTGCAAAAATATCTTTGCTCGGCCTTCAATGGTGGAGTTCTGCTTGGCCCTAGATTTTAGGTTACCCACGGTGCAACAATCTTTGCACCAGCTATGCAACCCATCTGCGGTTTGCGCATGCTTAAAATACAAGCTAACAGGCTTGCTAGTTTTGCATTTAAAGCACGTTTTCATCAACACTTCCATCGTTTGAGTGACGCCTTGGCGCGTTCAGCATCGCCTTTGGCATGCTTGACTACGCCTTCCATGCGGGCGCAGAAACTGGCTTTGCGGCCAGCATCTGCTTTAGTTTTGGGGTTGGGTGCTGGCGCCTTGAGGTTAGAACCTGTGGCGGCGTTGTACTTAGCGCGGCCCTTCTCAGTCAGACCCGCGCCCTTAGACACCGGCAACTTTTCGCCGCGCCCTACGCTTAGGGATACCTTCTTCATGCGCCCATCCATCCTGTAGACACTGCGCTACCGTAGCTTCTAGCGGTGCGCTTGGGTTCAGCATACTCACGATGTGCCACTGGAAAGGCAAATGTGACGCATATAGCGTCAGCAGCGTCGGGTGAGGCAAGACCGCGAGCTTTCATTTCCTTTTTGCTTTCCAAGAAGATTGTTCCCCGTGAATCAGGCTTCATCATAGGCGAAATCAAGTCCGTCTTCAAGAACCTGTCGCTAGGGATACTAGCAGATTTCAGCCATTCTCGCATATCTCCCCACATCTGCGCGCGCATATTACCGTACATGATCGGATTTTTGGCTTTATTTCCGAAGTTTATGCCCTTGACCTTGTACCGCTGCTCTTTTAATCGATCGACAATGCCCGCGCCCAGCCCGCCTTCGTCGATCACAACCAGCGCCGGTTTAAATTCTTCAATCGCTTCGATCACATACCCCACCACCGTCATGGTGTCGTCGCCCCTGTGGCGCATGATCTTGACAATATCCCGCCCTTGGCGCACCGCAATGACCGTGGCGTCCGCTCCAAACCGCGCCGGGTCTACGCCGATCACGATTGGGGCGCTGGCGTCCTTGTACTTGGGCCGGGCCATGGCGTCGTCCACTATGTCAGCCCCGATGAACTGGTCATCGCCCGCACTTGGGAACATGCCATAGACCTCAACGTGCGCTTGTGATGAGTCAGGCCCATATTCGTCAATGATTCGGTTGTAAACCGCTTTGTCGGTGCCCTCGACCGTCCTGGCGTCCACAATTCTGGTGCGCCAGAACGCTCGTTTGCTGTTAAACGCTTCGTAAAAGTACCCGGTATTGCGCCGCGGGTTGCTGAATGCCAACCAAAAGCGGTTTGGCGTGTTTTCTGTGAAAAAGCCGCCGGTCACCGCCCAGATGGAGTCGTCAATACCACTGGCTTCGTCAAAAACCACCAGCACACCGTCAAAGTTGTGCACACCAGCGTAAGCGTCGGGGTTCTCCGCTGACCACAGCCGCCCTTCCACGCCCCAGTAGCGGGTGCCCTTTTTCAAATCACGATCCACAAGCTCAGTCAGCCACTTGGCCGGCATCACTCTGGTGGCTGACACTTCAAACCAGTGTGAATTGATGGCCATGGCCAGCCATTTGGTAATCTCGGCCCCAGTGATTGACCGTAGCTGGGACTCGGAGTTGGCCGATATGATGGTCGTTGACCCGATTCTGGTGGCCAGCATCCAGATCGTGATCCATGAGACCAGCGCCGACTTGCCAATACCCCGGCCAGATGAGATGGCCTCTTGCAGCACATCAAAGTCAGCCTTGCCTTGGTTCAGTTTGATGTGCTCGGCGATGTCCAGCAGCACCTCGCGCTGCCATTTGCGCGGGCCGGTGAAGTTTTCCAACGGCGTGCCCTTGACGCCCCAGGGAAAAGCAAACATTACAAACGCTAAGGGGTTGTCCTTGATCGCCGGGCTCCACAGCCGGGCCATCAGCTCTTGTTCGTCTTCAGCGCTGTACTTGGTGCTCTGCATGTGCGGGTAGGTCTAGTTTAGGACTGGGCGCGTGAGCGATGACGTCGATGACCCTGGACTCAGCGTCGCGCAGCGCCTGGGTGACTGAGATGCGCTGATCGACATCAATAGTGATAGATTGCTTGGCCACCCAGCCGTGGACGTTTTGCAGGATCGCCAACGCCGCCTTGGCGTCGCCCTCGCGCGCTGCCTTGTGCAGACATTGCGACATTTCCAGTTCAGCGTCTGCTTTGCCTTTGAGCGCCGCCATCTCCGCAATCGGGTCAAGCTGCACCAGTTGCCGGTACTCGGAAGGCAACATGCCAGAGGCCAGCGCCAACGCGTCACCTTTTAGCCCCAGCTTGGCAGCTTCGTAGATGCGAGTTAAGCGCGCCTCAGTCGCTTCGACCTTGCGCGGTGCAAAAGGTAGGCTTTCAAACATGACTTGAATATAACAAAAAAATTTGTGGGTCGTGTGGGCAATGTGGGCAATAAAAAATTTTGTTTGTGGCCCTTCCGCTTCCGTGACCTTCAGCCGCCGGCCCTACCCCCTCCCCCTCAGCCGAAAAACAAAATGCCACGCGGCCACCAGCTGACAACCTTACAGAACTTTACATTGTAGTACTTTGGTGGAGGGCAATGTGGGCAGTGTCCACATGACCCGGTGGCTCGCTGGCCATGGTTTTTTGGGCCATGTGGCCGCGCGGCCGCGCGAGCCATGCGTGGGCAGTTGTGGACAATGTGGACAATGTGGACAATGTGGGCAAGGGGTTTTAAGTCGTCGCTAAACTTGCATGTGTGAGGAAGTGTGAGAAAGCATGGGCGCCACAACCTACAGTATAACTATATAGTATTACAACAACACCTAATATTTATCGTATCATTTTTAACTGTCCACATTGTCCACAAATGCTAGTTTTCACTCTTAGGTTTTGACAATCTGCGCTTGTCCACAATGACCCCAAAAGCGCCCACAATCGCGCCCACACCAATAACCCCATACAATTGAAGGTCAAAAAATGTGGGCAATTGACACTTGCAAGGGAATCACTTACATTAACACACCGGCGCGATTTTGCACCGGCATCAACTACAGTAAACGAAGGGTTTTCACATGTCTACTTTGCCCACAAAACCGGCCAAAATCTTAGGTTATATCGCATACGAAGGCCCATCATTGATTGACGGCGCGCCCATTGTCGTTATCGTTAACAAGGTCCACACGGCCAGCAAAAACGACAAAACCGGCGCGATTGTGCAAACCTTCATCATCCGCACAGATATCGCGCCCATGGCCGCGCTGCAGTCTGGCGCCGATGCGTCAATATGTGGCGATTGTGAGCACCGGCCGATTTTGGCAAAACAAACCGGCGCGGCGCCATGCTACGTTCAAGTCGGTAAATCGGTGCAATCGGTTTTTCACGCGTACAGACGCGGCCGGTACGTCAAGGCCGACCCGGCCACAATCGCGCGCGTATTGGCCGGGAAAATTGTCCGCATCGGTATTTATGGCGATCCCTTCGCGGCGCCGGTCAAAATGTGGACTCAAATTACCCGATACGCGGCCGGCCGGCGCGGTTATTCGCACCAATGGGATCGGCCTGATTTTGATGTGGCCGCATGGGCGCCGCTTGTCATGGCCAGCGCGGACAATATTGATCAAGCGGCCAAAGCAAACCTATTAGGCATGCGCGTTTTTAGGGTTAGCGTGGGCGTCGACGTGCAGCCGGGTGAGGCGGTTTGCCCGGCATCGGCCGAAGGCGGGCGCCGATCCACGTGCGCCAAGTGCACATTGTGTTCGGGTACGTCAATCGCTGCGCGTGATATTGTGATCGCCGACCACGCGGCCGGGCACGCGCGCCGGGTTATCTCGATCGCCAGCGCTTGACCTAATGCGGCCATGGTGGCCGCATTGGGGCACGCATTGTGCCGATCAACTAAACGAAGGGTTTACTATGATTAAGACCATGAAGGCCAAATACAAGGGCAAGGACGCGCGCACGGGCGCGCCGATATATCCGGGGGATGAGATCCAATATTGCACCACCACGCGCCGCGCATGGATAACCGGCGAGCCGGGCGAGATTACGTTTTTTGGGGAAAGTGGCCCGACCACGTTCTATCGAAACCCACGCGGGCGCTGCATCGATGCCCCATGCTGCGGATGCTGCACCATATGACGTACTTCAACACCAAAACGGCCGCCCAAGCGCTGGCCGATACCCTGGCCGCTCAGGATGCTGACGCATGGCGCTATGAAGTCCACGCGGGCCCACGCGGGTTCTATGTGGCCGTTTTTGATTTTGACCATTTTTTTCTGGGGAATCTATGAGGGACATTTTCGCAGCCTTGACCATCGCGGCCGCGCTCACTGTGTGCGCGCTGGCTTATTTTGACGTTTTAATCAAGTAAGGGGAAACCATGATCACAATCGGAAAAACTACCTATCGCACGCACCGCGCCGACATTTTTGCGTTGCACGCCAAATGCACCGGCAAGCATAAGCCGGTCAAGTCCAAGGGCGCGGAGAAGCGCCTATACCCTCCCATGGGGGCCACCATGTCAACCGCCGAATATGTGGCCGCTTATGAAATGATGAACGCGTCCCGGTGCATTGGCCCATGGGGCTGGCAGCCCCTGAGCACCACGCCCACGGTGGCCGCCGGCGAAGATGCGGCCTGGGTTGAATAGCATGGCTTTAATGTGCGCGGTGATTCTCGCCGCTATACTGGCGCTGCTGCTCGACCTTTGAGCAGTTGCCAAGAGTTTAAAGGGCCCCTAATCGGGGCCCTTTTTTTATGCCGAAGGCTCGACCATGCGCCGAAGGTCGGAGCGCGAGTATTCGCTCAACTCAGGGGCGCAGAAAACGTGCTTTTTGGTGTCGTGGTCGCGGGACTTGATGCGGCCCATGTCAATCCAGCCGGCCTCTTTGAACGCGTGCAATAGCGCGGCCTGCACCACCTTGACGCCACCGGGGGCGATGCCCTGCAAACGGTCGCAAAGGCCGTAGAAGGGGCCACCGCACACCCCACGCGAAAACTCACCCACGCGCCGGCGCATGAGGTCAACCAGAAACGATTCAGCGCCGCTCATGCCGTGCTCAACCATGATGGATTTAGCCTCAGTCATGGGGGGTGGGGCGTTGGGGTTCCACGCGGACACGTCACGGGTGTGGAGGTAGTGGGCCACGGCCTCAAAACCGCCCCGGTGTTGATACCAGTTCCACAAGCTCACGGCCTGAGCTTCTGGGAGCTTGGGGGCGTCAGCCCAAAGGACAAACCAGCGGCGGTCTTCGCTGGGGATCGAGATGGCCACGCGCTCATTGGAGAACGCAACGACAAAGACCCGGTTCAAGGCCATGTAAGGGTGCAAGCCTTTGCGGTTGACCATGAGCAGCTCAGGGGGCGCGGCGATGATGGGCTTGAGAGTGTTCTCAAGCGCCCGGCGGTCCTTGGCCTCAGCCTGGCGCAATTCGGCGATTTCCATCACCTCGCACTCGAGCGCGTAACCCCATTGAGAGGTCAGTTCTTCATTTTTGACCAGTGAGCAATTGTGTTTGGACGGGCCACCAATGGCCCAAAAGAAGGGGGCGAAAAGGGTATCTTTGCCGCTGCCATGGTTGCCACCCATGAGGATGGCGTGGTTGATCTTGTGGCCTGGAAACTGCACCTTATGGGCCAAGGCGTTCAAAAGGTGCTCGCGCTCAAAGCGCTCGGGGATCATGCGCTCGACATGGGCCAGCCATTGGCTCACGTCACCAGCCACGGGCGCAGGGCGAGCATCGCGCCAGCGGTTGCCGTAGACCTGGCCCTCACGGGCCACCAGCACGGACGCCCCGGCGGCGTAGGTGATGCCGACCAGCGACTTGGCGCCTTTGCCCTGGCGGTTCTCATCAAAAGACGTTGCGGCCTCGATGCGGCGCTTGGCGTTGTGTATGGACTTGCAATCAATGTGCCGATACAGGGCGTTGAAGGTATTGCGCGAGACTTCCCGGCGCTCGATCATGTCAAAAAAAGCATCATCGGTCTGGACGTAGGCGAAGCGCTCAAACCATTCGTTTTTCTCAATGCGGCCCAATTCCTTGCGCTCCACCTCGGCGATGACGCGGGCGGCCTCATCAGGGTATTCAGCGGTGGGGGCGAGCTTGGAAAGCGCCGACTCCATGGCCTGGGTAAGCAGTTCCTCACGCAAGCCCGGATTGTGGGCGGGGCCACCTTGGTCGGCCACCCACGTCAAAAAGGCGCGGGAATCAAAGTCAACGCAATGCGAGTGCAGGCAGCAATACGCCCGGTTGGCGGGCATATAGCGCCCCTCTGGGTTGCCGTCTGTGTGCTCGGCACCATTGGGGCAAATGACGCCCGCCCACCCCTCGCCATTGGGCTTGGAAAGCAGCAAACCTTGGCCACTGAGCCACGCCATGACGTCATCCGCGCCATCATCCGACAGTCGGATCGGGCGCAAGGTAAGCGAGTCGGGCTCGACCGGCGTCACGTCTAAGGCGGTGCAAATAGTACCTAGTGAGTATTCGCGTTCTGGATTAAAAGTCACCAGGCGCGCGGCGAAGTTGTCGCGGCCCGGTTTAAGGTTGATCGACCCAGGCAAGCGGAAATTACGAACCGGGTTGCAAGCCCCCGGGTCGGTGTAACCCGCCTCGGCGATGGCTTTGATAGCCGCGCTGAACTCGGCCTTAGTCGGCTGGTCGCTGAAGGCGTAGCCCCACTGGAATGAGCCGGGGGACGTCTCCATGATCCAAGTCGGGTCGAGCGGGGGCGTCTTGGACTTGGTGCCGATGTCGTCGAGCATCATCACAAGGATGTATTCGCAGTTGGCAGCGGACGCTGACACGCGGCCCTCGGTGAATCGGTCGATGATGAATGACGCGGTGTTGCCGTACCAGGCTTGATCTACCTTGATGCGCTTGGGGTCGGGCAAGAATGCCGGCCAGGTGCATTTGACCGCCCCATCGGCGTGGAGTTGTATCTCGCCGTCTTTCAACTGTGGTTTTTGACGCACAATTAACGCTGTCTCGCCACTTGGGGCCAATTTTGTGATAAATTCCAAGAATTCCAACTTGTTTCTCCTTTAAAGGCCCGCCTGCCAGCGGGCTTTTTATTTGCCGTATCTCGACATGATCGCCACCTCTGCGTCAAGGGGCAAGCCCTTGGCCCACTCGGGCGGCGTACACATCACCTCTTTCAACCGCACGGCCATCTCTTCTGGCCGGTCAGTCTCAATGACTACCTCGTCATGGACGTGGAGCACCACGTCGTCAAGCTGGCGCAGGGTATGGCGTAGCAGATCATTGGCGGTGGCTTGGGTGATATTCTCACACGCCAAGCCTTTCCAAAGCCTTGCACGCGGCCATTCTTTTGCGTCTGCTGCCGGTTTCCAAGCGGCCTTGGCATAGGTCACACCATCGGCGTCCAACTTGGCAAACGGGTAGCAGAGCACCCGCGCGGAGGGCAGAGCGTACCAGAGATGCTGGCCGTCGAACATATAGGTGACCCGCCCCGCGCTGAACTCAAAGCCTTTATTGCGCATGGCGCGGGTGTAGGCTTCTTCAAGCTGCTGCCAGTAAGGCACAGACCAAGGGTTGGCCCTGCGCCATGCGTCCACCATGCGCTTGGATTCGAACTCGGTGAGCTGCACGCCGTAGGCCCGGCCCATGGCTGCAAAGGCACCGACGCCGCCGGCAAAGCCGCAGGCGAGCTCTTGCACCTTGCCGATCTGGCGTTGGTCTTTGGTCACATCGGCAACGGCCACGCCAAAGGTGGCGGCGGCGTTGACCTTGTATACATCCTCGCCCTTGGCGAAGATGGCCAGCTTGTCGTCCCCACGGCCTGAGAGCCAAGGGTTGGCGCGGGCCTCTATAGCGGCCCAGTCAGCCACGACCAAGGACTTACCCGGCGCGGGGATCAATGCGGGCCTGAGCATCCCCTTGAGGACATCAGTAACGCGCTTTCCAAATCTAGGAACAATTGAATGGCCTCTGACCATTTCAACTCTAACGTCTTCGGGCGATTC